CAACCCGTACCATACGAGGATGTGGCCGTTTTTCTGAAGGCCGTCGATGCCGTGACCCATGCTGGCCGGGTGGCCGATCATCAGGGAGCAGTCACCCGTCTTCCACCTGTGCATGGCGTTGGTCAGGGACGCCTCGCTCTTGCATTCGGTCAAGTTGATCGGGTCAAGGTGCTTAAACTTGTCCATGATGCGCTGGGCGTCTGACCTGTAGGCGTAGGCGCACAGCACCGGGCTACCCTGGGCCTCGTCAAGGATCTCCTCGAGCGCCTCGAGTTTGAGGTCATGCACCGGCTCCCACAGCGGCATCCCGGCGATGGGGTACATGGCCCCGTTGGAGAACTGGAGGCACTTGTTGGTCAGCGCCGCCTGGTTGAACGCCTCGATCTCCTTGCCGCTGTCGAGCACCAAGAAGAACTCTTTCTCCAGCTTGTCGTACTTGGCCCGCAGGTCGTCGGGCATCTCGATCTCGATGTTGTTGACCATGAGGTCGGGCAGCGGGTTGTAGTCCTCCGCTGACATCTCGAGGGTGATGTCTCCGATCAGGTTTTTAATTCCCTCTTCGGTATCTCGATACGGGATGTCTTTGCGACTGTCTCCTGCTTTTTTATACCACTGCGTCATAAACGCTGTTTTGAATCTACCAAGTCGCGCTCCTCCGTCCACCACGAGGAACTGACCGTGGAGGTCTTTGTAGCCGTTGCTGGCGGGGGTGCCGGTTAACCCAGTGCGCCATACAAAATGGTCCAATACGTTGTTGGTTTTTTTACCGTTAAACCACGCATGCACTCGATTGGTGGTCGAGTTCTTCATCTTGCTGATCTCATCCCAAACCACACCATTGAAGGGCAGAGGACGACCCTTGCTGATGAAGTAAGTGTCCAACACTTCCGCAAGCCATTTCATATTCTCGTAGTTGATCAGGTACACGTCAGCAGGCCGCAGCAGCGCCCGGGTGCGCTGATCCTTGGTGCCGGTGACCATGCTGAACTTCAGGTGCTTGGTGTGCTCCCACTTCGTCGCCTCCTGCCGCCAGACCAGCCGGATGACCCGGATCGGGGCGACGATGATCACGCCCCGCAGGAAGCCCGTGCGTAGCAAATGCGCCAGGCTGGTGAGCGTAATGACCGTCTTGCCCAGGCCCATGTCGAGCCACAGCATCGACGAGGGGTGGGTGCATTGGAAGTTGACGGCCTTTTGCTGATAGCCGTGGAGCAGGTCAGGAGTCAGCACGCGGCACCCAGAACCTGTCGATTACCCACTTGCCTGTGGTCACATCGTCCACCACATACACCTGAACCCCGTGGCCCCGCATACGGTTATGCTCGCGCTCCTGAGCAGGCGTGGGCTTCATGCCCTCGCGCTTGAACTCGATGAAAAAGACCTTGCCATCGGGCCGAATGAACATGCGGTCAGGCACTGCCATCCGGGCAGGGCTGGTGAACTTGTACACCAGCAGGCCGCGCTCTTTGGCGTAGTCGCAGACCTTGGCTTCAATCTGTTTCTCGAGCACGGTACTTCTCCAACTTGGCTACTGGGTACACGGGCAAAGTGCTGCCGTTTACATCAACATAATCGACACACAGAATTCTCGGCGTGGTGAATGACTCGCCCTTGAATCGCCAATTGCTTGTGTTCGTGTCGATGTTGTATGTCGGGACTGCATAGCCAGCGTCAAACACTTCAGCGGATGATTTAAATTTAAGTCTCTCGAGCATTGCGGTTCTCCAGTTGGATCAACAACTCAATGTAGTGCTTGGCCTTCTCAAGATCGGCAATGCCGTTCTTCTTGCGCCAGCGGCTAACGTACTTGATCACGTTACCCTCGAAGTAGCCCAGCGCGTTGGCATGGATGTACTCGACGGGCTGGATCGGCAGATCTTTGTAGTGACTGCCTGCAACTTGCTTGTTCAAAGCGTTCAGTTCTTCAATGCTCATTTCAGTAAATTCACTGCTCATCTTGCTGCTCCTGCTTGGTCAGTTCAATGAACCGCTCCAGCGATTCCCTGGTGAACACATACTGCACCACGAACTTGCGGAAGTCGGGATATGCGGCCCGCTCCTCAATACGCCCATTGGCTTCCAGCACCCTGGTTTGCAAATCTCTCAGGCTAGGCTCAGACATAGCTTCTCCACTTCTCTGATGTAGTACTCAAACTCAACGGGCAGCGTGGCGTCCTTGATGTCGTTGCAGACCTGCACGCCCCAGCCACTCTCGACGCCAATCTTGCGCCACTCGGTCTTGTCCTTCAGGGGCGGCATCCACTTGAACAGGGGCTTGCCACCCTGGGCGATGTAGTACCGCGAGGTGTTCTGCACCCTGCCGTCGCCCCACTGAAGATAGCTCGACCTGGGCACCTTGGTACGCAGCATGAAGTCCATGATGTCGGGCCACTGCTGCACGGTCTGCCGGATCGGAGCGCCCTCGATCAGCACCTTCTCGGCCACCTTGGCGATCACCAGCCCGCCGGCGTTCTGGTGCCACTCCATGTCGTACTCGTAGGCGCCCTTGCGCTTCACAGAGCCATCCTCGTACTGCCCGATGTAGTTGTTCACGTCACGGATGAACACACGCTTGTAGATCGCCTCCTCAAGGTTCAGCCCGGTGCGCGTCTGCCAGGCTGCGCGGGCCACGTCCACAAGCCACTTGTTGGCCCTGGGCACTCGTACGGTCAGGCCGTCGGTGTTTACTTGGATCAGGCGCAGCCCGGGGATGTGCATCAGCCCCTCGGCCAGCAGGCACAGCAGCAGTTGCCCGTTGAGCGTGATGCTCATGGTGAACAGCGGGTCGTAGAACACGCTGAACTGGTTGTTGCTGTCACCGTACACACCATTGAGCGCCAGCTTCAGCATGGCGTTCTCTGCGCTGTTCTTGGCGTATGTCTTGCGCTGCTCGTACAGGTGCTTATAGATGTCGCAGAACGATGCGCCTAAATGGGCTGGGTAGAACCCGTTAGTAATTGCCAGGTTTGGGTAATAACTAGACACATCGAGGTCAACAACGACGCACTCATCATCAGACTCGATAACCTTGGACTCCACCGATCCATGTATACCGCCAAGACCAAACACAAAAGTGAAACCGCGCACAGTTGCAGTGATGTCATTGAAGATTCCTTTCGTTTCAGTGATGGTCTGATCCTTAAGCCAGCCCAGCACCCGGTTGAACTCGGGCTGCTCAAACGCGATCCAAGGCAGGATGGCGTCCTTGAGCGCGATGCTCGGACGCCTGGTCTGCCGGGGCGTGCGCCCCTTGCTGCCGTAGTCGTAACAGGCGACACCGGCCTCCTCGAGCTTCATGACGAAGTAGTCCTTGCCGATCTTCGTGTCGTTGTGGTTGATGAAGTCGCGGCTGTACTTGTGCGTAAGCTCCTCGCGGAACTTGAGCATACTGAAGGTGTGCTCGTAGAACACCTTGGTCTGCGCCACATCGTGCGCGTTGTAACGCTTGAGCACCGGCACCTGGGCCTGCGTCAGCGTGGTGCCCACCGGGAACGGCAGGTCTTCAATGTTGTCGCTACGCATGTTGAACTCCAATACCTTCAGACTGGTGGCCCGGGCCTTGTTGTCGAAGTGGTGAATCTTGAACAGGTCGATCTGCGGCACGAAGCGGTCGGACGGGTTGATCTGGTGCGCCCACTTGCCGTCACCCTCGTCTTGCGAGTTGATGATCGACATCGCCTTTTGGTACAGCGTGGGCGCGTCTGAGCGGCCCATGCGGATCAGCGTATGCAGGACGGGGTAGTCGAACCCCAGGTTATTGAACCCGACCATCCGGGCATCCGTATCCTTGAGATACTGGAGAAACGCGACGATGTCGCGGGAGTCGTTGCGCCAGTCGCTGATCTCAAAAGACCAGCGTAGCGGCGCTTGTGAATGCTCCACCGCCAGCGTGAAGACGTTGGGGTAGGTTTCGATGTCGTACACATAGTCGTTACTCATTACGGTTACTCGATAGGGTGGGGCGCACAGGTGGGTTTAAATTTACAGGGAGTCGAACCCTACCCACTACCGCTGCGCGCCCCAAAAAACTTACATGCGGGTGGGGCCTACTCGCTGCACTGGTGGGATTTGAACCCACGGTCTTCCCTCAAGGGGGTGCTCTACCAGCCTAAACTACAGCATCCGCTTTCGGCCCCAAAAACTTACTGGCTCATCATGAAGGGCGGCAGGCCCGCAGGAAACGGCGCAGCAGGCATCGCAGGCGCACTTTGAGGCGCAGCACCGAACATTCCAGCCGGAGCAGTCGCAACCGCACCGAATAAGTTAGACGCATCGACGGCTCCTTCACCGAATGCAACATCATCACCAGCAAACTGAACAGCGATCAGGTCGCAGCGGATGCCACGGCCATGCTTGTTGTCTTGCAGCCAAGGCTTGACCGCAGCGTTGACCCGGCACCCGCCGTACATCTTGCGAGCAAGCTGCTGGTAGGCCATCGTGTTGGTCGGGTCGATGGGTTGCCCGTCAGCCTGGATCATCTGAGGCTGGGAGTCCCGGCCAGCAGTGATGAACACATGGCCGGCGTAGCCGTCGTAGGGCTGGAAGGTCTTCTTGTTGACCTTCTCCTCACCGCGACCGTAGCAGCGGGTCTTGCGGTCGCCTTGGATCATGCCCATGACTGTCTGGGCGTGCTCCTTCCACTTGTCCAGCGCCAAGGCGCCGTACTTCTGCATGAACTGCTGGAAGCCAGCGTGATCCTGCGGCATGATGAACTCGCAGTTGTACGAGATGCGCTCCTTGCCAGTCTGCTCGTTGACCTGGCGCTGGGGTTCAGCGAGGTGGGGAAAAGACAGACGGACGTTGGACAGAAAAATGATATCGGACATTACAGTTACTCCAGTTTAAGAAAGCCAAGCAGGAAGCTCAGCAGGGGGTTGCACTGCGCTAAACAGAGGCGCAGCATTCAGTGTGACGGCTGGACGGCCATCGGATTCGGGGACGACGGTGAGCTTGCCGGCCATCTTGACGACGTAGTCAGTCTCCATCGTCTTGAGTTGCCGGTCAGTCAGTTGCACCTTGGTGCCATCGCGCTTCTCCCAGGTCAGCTTCTCAGCCTTGGCCGGGGTCACCAGCTTCGTCTCGTAGATCGCGCCCTTGGGGATGCCCATCTTGATGAGCTTCTCGGCCATCTGCTCCTCGGGCAGTGCCCAGGCACGAGAGCCGCGACCGTTGACCAGCTTGAGGCCGGGGATGGACTGACCTGCCTCCAGCCGGCGCAGGGCTTCCTTCTCCACGCCCTCGAGTAGCTGGCGCATGAGCGGTGCCGCCTCCATGATCTGTCTGATCTGGGCGTCATCCATTGTCGAGGGATCTTTTTCCGCTGCTTGGACTGACACGTCAGGGCCAAGTGCGGTGATTTGCGGGGGCTGAAACATCACACCAATTTCTTTCATTACGTTACTTGCAAGAGCGGCGCAGGAGCCTTTGGCTTTGCAAAATTTACATTGACTGTCACCCGGTACAAGCGGCGCGTCTGGTCGATCAGTGGCAGCGGCTTGACCCACCAGTGTACCAAGATTCGCCAACATGTCACTGACCGACACCTCATGCGAGGTGATCGGCTTCATGCCCTTGAGCGC